GGCCATAGAACCAGGTAACATAAAATCTTTCGTCTGGCCTCTCCTGTGTCCCGCTCATGCCTCACCCGCCATTCAACCCTCACGCTCGAAGACGGAGAATGTTCGCATCCGGTTGTTGTAGCCGACGATCACACCGACGCAGGCCACGAAACGCACCTTGTACGGGCTTGGCCCATGCTTCCGGTACGGGTTCGGCGGTTGCGGGAGTACGTAGTGCAGCATCCCCACCTTCCCGCCAGGGCGAACCGCGTCGAGCATGTTCCGAAGGATCAGGTTAGGCGTGGGAAACACGGCGTCCCCGTACGCTCGGAAGGGCTCGTATTGCTGCGCGTCCGCGACCGTGTAGGGCGGATCTGCCAGGATAGCCGGCCAGCCGAGGAAGTTCTCGAGCCCGCTCCTCAGGGCCGCATCACCGCGGCGCGCTACACCGTACGCCGTTCCTTGGTACTGCGGAAGCGGATCGGTCGCACCCTGCAAATAGTCAGGCATGAGCGCCGGATCAAGATCAAGCGTGCGATCGCTCGGCCCGAACCCTCGCGGCTTCGCCGGGTAGTCCCGCGCCGCACCGCCGCAGACGTGCAGCAGCGCATCGTACGGCGTGATCCCGAGGAGCGCCCGCGCACGCTCGAGGAAGCCGTTGGGATACGCCCCATAGTACTTCACCTTCGGACGCGCGAGAATCCAGACGTCGCAGATCGGGCGATAGTTCATCGTCCCCGTCCTTCGTAGTTGATCGGCGTGACTGTCACCGCCGTGACCCCGTGTGCCCGCAGGTGCGGCGCCAGCGCTTCGACGCTGTTCCCCTCCCAGCCGCACGAGCAGACAATCCGCTGAATCTGCGAGGTCCGGCCGTAGTCGATCGCGACCTCGCCCCGAGGCGGCAGATCGACGTCGCCGGTGACGGAGACCGCCGGTTGCAGATGCTCGTCCATGTCAGAGCCTTCCCACGCTGGCCGCGTTCGCGACCTCCTCAGACCATAAGCGCGCGTCATTTCCCAAGATCGTCCACCCCTCGACGGACTTCCGACCGAACAGCTCGAGGTACGGCCCGCGCGTCCAATGCAGCTCGATCCACGTCCGCACGAGCGCCGGCTTCTCGCTGTGCTCCCCCGTCCGCCGCTCGACGAAGATGCTCTTGTCTTCTGGCACCGTGACATCCGGGAGCCCGCTCCCTCGAGTCGCGATGATCAGGTGCTCGTGGATGATGTGACTCGCGTAGTGCCCGTGCATCCCCAGGACCTTGTTCCAGACGCGCCCCGTCTTCGGCGTGAAGCCCCAGGCTTCGATTACTTCCCGAGGTCCGGGGTTCTCGTAGAGCATCGGCGCTGTCACCCACAGGAACAGGACGGCGTTCGCCATCGCGTGCGTCTTCACCGGGAGCTTGCACAACTCTTCGATCGTCATGCCCTGATAGTGTCGCGCCGCCTTCCAGAGACTCCCGTCCGCCGTCGCGCCGGAATCGCTGTACAACCAGGGCGGGTCTGCGAGGATCACGCGATACATCCCGCGCAGCTCGGCCTGCCCGTCGATGATGCGCTTGCGCCGCGAGGCGCGGATCTCTGATTTGAGCTGCGAGACGGTCCAGCCCTCCGTCCGCGCCTTCGTCAAGAACTCGGTTTGTTCCGGCCGCTCGAGGCTCGCGACCTGCGCCGCGTGCGCGGGCGACGGCGCGAGCTGCCGCTCCGGCTCCTCCAGCCGGCGAGAGATATACCCGAGGTTGTGAAGCGTCTGCTCCGCGAGCCCGGTGACGGACTTCGCCTGATCGAGTTTCTCGCGCCAGTCGTCCCGGTTCTCCGCGTACGCAACGAGGTCCCCGATCCAGTACGGCGAGGCTTCGTGCGAGGCGGACGCGAATCGGAGCGCGTTCGCCCAGCCCTCAATCGACGGTTTCCCGACCGCGACCACGCTCCGCGCCCGAAGGCGGAAGCCGTCGATCGTGATCGGGTTCAGATCAAAGGCGTCGTCGTTACTATTGAAAGTAACGAGGTTGGTCGCCCTGTGAGGCGATCGGGCCGGCAGTCGCGCCGGCCCTTTCGTGTCGCCCATGATCGCCTACTCCGGATCGATCGGTTCGCCGTCGATCGCGTCGGGATCTTCGTAGCCGTCGCCTTCGGGCTGGACCGTCTCCTCCCCCGGCTCGTCCTCTTCGTCCATGACGGCCGCGGTCGCCTCGCTGTCCGTCGTCCGGACGCGGAGCTTCTCCTCGCCCGACACGCGCGCCAGCTCCACCCCGGCGTGCCGGTAGGAGTGCATCTTCTTCTCCCGCATGATCGTCAGCGCCGCCGAGAGATCGCTTTTCTCGTCGGCCAGGATCGCGTTCCGCTTGCCGCGGTAGCCGCTCACCGCTTCGCAGATGTTGTCGAGCCGCGCATTGCGGACGGCTGCCATGCCGGGGAGCGTCTGCGACTTCGGCGCATCATCGTGGACGCTGCGCTTGCGCGTGCGCTTTGCCGGCGCGCCTGCCGCCTTGGACCGTGCGCGAGCCTTGGGCTGCCGTTTCGGTGTGACCTTGCGCGGCGCCGCTGCCTTCTTCTTTGCCATCGCGTTGTACCTCTCGCTGATCGTTGCCGCTGCCGCGCTCGACGCGACGGCAGTACTCCGCCAACAGCAGCGCGTCAGCGATCGCGTGCGTGACGGTGATCGACGGGAACAGTTGTTGCGCCCGCCTTTTGCTTATGTTTTTGTCCCCGCCGGTCAGACACCCCGTCGCCTTCTGCCACTTCTGCGGAGTGACTTCGTCGAAGGGAACCTTCGCGGCCGTGAGCGCCATGCGGAGCGCGCCCACGCCGCGGCCGAACGTGAACGCCGAGACGACGCCCATTTGAGGCGACGAGGAGACGCGCTCGAGGACCGCCTTCGCAGTATCGCCGGCCACGGTCGCCGTGCGGACGAACGCCTTGATGGCGTCGAGCACGTCGCGGTCTGTCGCCGGCATCTTGACGGCCAGGGCGTTGCCGGCGTCCGTCACACACGCGATACCGCCAGAGACGCCCGGATCGATCCCGATAAAAAACATCGTTCGCCACTCCTAGAAGGCGCAGGGTCGAGCAGGCCGTCCTTAGATCGCTACCCTTCGGTGAACGCTCTAGCCTGCCCGACCGCAGCGCTGGAGACATCTTGACAAGAACTAGCGCCCATGTCCAGCGAATAACCGCGGCGGGCGTACCCGCGTCGTTTTGGCCCTCTCCGGCTCCGGCGGGAGCGCCTCCCCGCCGTCGGTAAAGGTCGTGGTCTCTCGGTCGAGCGTTAACATCACAGTTCCGGTCGCGCCGTTTCTCTGCTTCTCGAGGATAAACTCCGTGGGTCCGCCCTCCCGATGATTCTTGCGGTGCAGGAACGCGACGATGTCCGCGTCCTGCTCGAGCGCCCCGGACTCCCGAAGGTCCCGGAGCTTCGGCCGAGTGTCGAGCCGGTCCTCGGAGCCCCGATTGAGCTGAGACAGCACCAGCACCGGAAGCCCCAGCTCCCCCGCCATGATCTTCAGCTTGCGGCTGATGTCCGTCAGCTCCTCGTTCCGCGTAGCCCCGCGCTTCTCGAGGCTCCCCGGCATGAGTTGAATGTAGTCGATCACGGCCCCGTCGAGCCCGCCGTCCGCCTTCAGCCGCCGGCAGGCCGCTCGCACGTCGAACACGGTTTGCCCTGATGTGTCGTCGATCTCGATCTGAAGATCGCCCATCTCGCAGATCGCGGCCGAGAGCTTCGGGTAATCCGCATCCCCGATGTAGCCGCCCAGGATGCGCGTGAGCTGCACGCCCGAGAGCTGCGCGAGAATGCGGTATTCGAGCTGCCGGCGCTTCATCTCCAGCGAGAAGACGGCAATGCGTACGCGCTCGCCCGAGCGGCGGAACGTCCGCGCCGCGTGGACCGCGCTGTTGAGCACGAAGGAGGTCTTCCCGATCGACGGACGCGCCGCGACGATGATCATGTCGCCTGCCTGCCAGCCGAGCGTTTCCCGGTTGATCGAATCGTACCCCGTCTCTAACCCGGTGAGTTCCCCCTTGTGCCCGACACGCCACTCGAGATCCGCAGAGAGCGCCGTCGCGCTCGAGCCGAGCGCCTGCATATTCCCCGCGCTGCTGCCCTTCTGCAATTCGAGGAGGCGCCGATCGGCGTCGATCAGGATCGCGTCTCCCGAGTGCGCGCCGGATGCGATCAGGTCGAGCGTCTGATTCGCGTAGCCCGCGAGCACGCGCCGGGTGTGGAGGTCTTTCAGGATGCCCGCGTAGTGCTCGACGTTCACGGAGCGCGGGAGCCCGTCCGCGAGGCTCGCGATGTAGGCGGGTCCCCCGACCTCCTCGAGCTGGCCCGCGCCGATCAGCGATTGCTTCAGCGTGACGAAATCGACTTCTGACTTCCGCTCGCGGATCTCCCGGATCGCCCGGAATAGCGCTCGATGCGCGCGACGGAAGTAAGCCTCCTCCGTCAAGTTGTCCGCGATATAGTCCGCCGCCGTCGCAGAGATCAGCGCGGCCCCGAGCGTGGACTTTTCTGCCTCTAAACTGTGAGGCAGAATAAACGTGTCCGGATCGCGCGGGACCGGCCGAGAGAGCGCTACTGCTGCCCGGAGCGCCATCGCCCATCCTCCCCTCTTCGCGCTAGATGCGCCGCATAACGCCCTTCCGACCACGCTCGCCGCTTAGCCTCACTCATACGGGCGCGGGTTTCCGTGGAGCGAGGCTTTCCGGTTGTCGCTTTGGCCATCGCAGCAACACACGTTATGTCTCGCCCGTCTTCCCGTTG